TTAAGCAGTTAATCACAATAACCGAAACCCGAAAGGGAAAGAAAGTTACTCGTCCTGTTTCTGTAACAAAGGATTCTTTTGAGAAAATTGTAAAAGCGATTGAGTCTTATGTTGGAGAAGAAAGGCTATCTGCCGCAGAGCAACGGGTGGCTCAAGAACAAGCGGTAGAGGCTAGAGAAGCTGAAGCAGAGGCTGTAAAGGAAGATGTCTCCCGTCTAGAAACAGAGGCGATTGAAGAAGACACAGAGAGGGCGCAAGACGAAGCCCTTGATATTGAAGAAGCTGCTGCTCAAGAAGCCGCTGTATTAGAAAAAGAAGAGAAAGATGCTGTCCTTGTCAGAGACTCGATGGAGAAAGAGGATGGTGCTTGGAAGTCTATAGAGAAGGAAGAGATAACTGAGGCTGAGGTGAGAGACTTGGCTGAAGCAGTTGGCGTTGAGTCTGGGAAGGATGTTCCTATTAAGGAGGTTATCGACAACCTACGAGCGGTTGACAAGAAGCATGAGATCACTGAGGGTGAGGTCGCGTCCGCTTTGGACAGGGGAATTCCCCAGAAAAGGAGGGACCAACTAAAAAGAAGAGTTGATAGTATTAAAGGAAAGACCTTCCTAGAACAAAGAGCGGTTGGTGTTGGTGAGGTTGAGACTCAAGTTCCCTATAGACGCAAAGGCAAAGCAGGAGAGAAGCGTTTTGTTGACGAGGAAGGCGAGGTACAAACAGTTGAAGTTGGTGTAGTAGAGGATAGAGAAGTATCTGGTTGGGAAGCTGTCGAAGCAGTTTACCCCAAACTAAAATGGATGCTCTCTAGAATTTTTCGATCTCGCAAGGGGGACGCGAAGCCTCTGATGGAAGGAGATTTTATTTTCCCAGAGTGGTTGATTGATCCTATCGAGAATGTGATGGAAGCCACTATAGGTGATGGGAGTATCTTTTACGACCCGACATTGCAAGAAGGAGCCAAGGAAGAGGGTAGAGATGCGATTGTAAGAAGGATCATTGCTGGTGAAAATGAAAAGATTAGAGAAAGAAATAAAGTTGTCCAAAAAAGCAACGACAAAAAGATAGCTAAGGACAACAAAACTCCGTTGAAAAGCGGAAAGGCTAGAGTGCTAGAGGAACTTGAACCTTTACTAGATAAGAAAAGCGATAAGGTTATTCCTTGGGCTGATGGGCAAACATCAAAGCAGGTGGTAGCCACTATTGAAAAACATGTTGATGCGATTTTTATCGAACCGGAAGTAATAACAAAACAGAAAGATAAAATTCAAAAAAGACTTGCAGATAAAAAGGGGGTGACCAAGAAGGATCGTTCAGCGTGGAATAAATTAAGACCTAAGTTTGTATCCCCCACCGGCTTGTATGTTATGCAGGAAACTTCTTTTAAAGTTGGAAATAGAACAGTAAAAGAAATTCATGTCGCTTACAATCAGGCTGATGAAGTTATTGCCGTTCAAGATTTCGACAATATAAAGTACGATAGAGTTAAGGATGATCTAAATGATTTGAGATCGGAGTACGGCATTGGCGATGGTGATGCAACTTGGGCAGATGTTCCTGCTGAAAAAATAGTTAGGATATTTCAAGCGAACAGAATTCCTTTGAAGGCTTATGGGATTCTTTTCAGGGAGGGACACACACAAGACGATACTGTTAATTTTAGCGACTCAGATCGGTTCGGTAGGCATGAAAATTTTATTCAGGAAGGTGATCAACTTTTAGACGTTGTATATCTAAGACTGGTCGATGATGACAGAAAGACTTCTGGTCCGTTATCTGAACCCCCAGAAACGAATAAAGTATGGGTTGGCTCTGAGTCGGATATACCTTCTGTTCTCAAACCTTTTATGCAGAAGAAAGATAAGATTTTTGTTAGGAAGGGTAATGAAGATGAATTTATTTTAGCGTTTTCAGAACTTTCAAAATCAGAGCAGAATAAATTTACCAAGCAGTGGAAGAGTCAATCTAAAGAAATAACAATCAGCACTACGCGCTTAAACAAAAACGGAGTTAAGGAAAGAGTAAGGCTGACAGGAAGGATCACGAACTTTCGACCATCAGTTCTTTCAAGGAATTTAAAGAATGTAACGCAAGAAGTTCTTGCAAACCTTAGAAGAGTGCAAAGCAGTTTGAGGAGGCCAGATGACGTTCCTTTCGCCCAACGCTGGTCTGCGACAGAGGAAGTATCCCCTCCATTACAAAAAAGAATAAATCTTGAAGAGGCTGTTGAGGTTGCTAAATTACAACTTGATGAAGCAAAAGCTAACTTAAAATCCTTGAGAGAGTCTAAACTTGTTGAGGGAGAAGAGAAGGTTTTCCCCATTTCTGCTCGACGCAAGAATTTAATCAATGAGGCTGTTTCGGAAGTTAAGTATGCGGAAACGAGAGTCAATAAAGCGGAAGAGGCTTTAACCACTGGCGCTCCCACGACTGCACAGCAAGTAAGGGTTGACAATTTTATTGTTACACCAACCGGAATATACAAAGTTCTTTCCGAAGATTTTGTAGAGTTCACACCAGTTCGTGAAGAGGTATTAGATTCTGGTCCGCTTCCCCCTCGCCCACTTCAAGGGGCTAGATCAAGATGGGGGAGTATGCAGGTTGGTGGATGGGAAGATCGTGATGTTAGTGAAGAGGTTTATAAAATACCTTTGTCTCAGATTAGTTTCGACAGAAAGGGCGCTAGTGTAATCATCCCAGAAAGTGAAAGGGTGACAATAGAGAACAAAACCTTGGTGGACATGTTGAACAGCAATGTCACAAGAGACAGAGAAGATGTTAGTTCTTTTCTTTCTCGCGCAAGCGAAACGCCAGATCAATTAGTTTTATCTGAAGGCGCTAAGGTTCAGATTGTTGAAGAGCAGGTTGTAAAAGGTATTGAAGATCGAATAAGCGCCCTTGAGAGAAGGAAGAGTCGGCTTTATGCTTTGAGTGATATGGTTGTTAATGAAGATGGCTCTATGAAACCAAGCGCTGATCCGGCCTTAGATGTATCCGCATTGAGCAGAGAAGAGATTACTTCTTTGTACTATGGTGATGAAGGGAAAGGTGGGTTGGTGGAGAAAGGGGCAGATGGGTTGTTTAGAAGGATACCTTATCCGTCTGCTGAGTCTCATAGAACAACTTACACGGTGAGAGAAGTAAGTCCCTCTGGCGTTCTTCTTGAAGACCCTTCAGGTACTATCTTGTCGGGTCAGGTTCCTGTTGATTCTCTCCGGGTAGTTAGAAGTGCTGTGCCTGTGGTTGAGGCAAAAGAGAGCATCCTCTGGAACAAGAAAAGGCAGAAAGAGGCTGAAGCTAAAGCAATCAATCTTCCAATAAAGGACCAATTTCCCGGTAGACCCACGGGCGCTAAGAACCTAACGGCTACACAACTGAAGAAGATCGAGGACGAATCAGCAGTTGGTGTATTTGTTAAGCTAAGAGGCGACACTTTTGTTAAAAGAAAGCAAACTAGATTCGGTAAAGGTCGTGGACAAGTAAAGACCGAAGTTGATAATGACGAGAAAGGAAATCCTAAAGTCCGCTACACAAGGGCAGGAGCGCACGTTAATAATCCTAAGTTTGTTTACAAAGTGGATAAGTTTAGCGCGACCAAGGTTTGGTTGAGCGATCCAAAAACAGGAGAGATTGTAGCAACCGTAAACTTTGCACAACTAAATGAAAAGTCAGTTAACACAAAAGAAAGTGTAAAAGCGCTACATAAAGTCAAGCCTGAAGCGTTTGGATTTGTCCCTCAAAACATGGGATACCGTCCTATAGATGAAAGAGGTAAGGAGGTTGATGAGCCTCACCGTCATCGTGAAGGGCCGAATAGAGGCTCGTTCAGAAAGCCCCCGTTAAGAAGGTGGGTTAATGGGTTTGGTGTAACTTTAGAAGAGTACGTCAGCCCTGAAGGGAAAACCTATTATGAGGTTTACTTTCCTTTCGCTGACAATTATACCATGCATGATACCTTCCAGACATTGGAGGAGGCTGTAGAGTCATATTCTAATCTAGACCGCTATAATGTCGTGGAATCAGAAATAAAATCTGACCTTAAAGATATGGGGTACACTGATGAGGAAGCAAGTTCAGCTAGTGAAAAGGTTTTTGAATTAAATAGATTCGGGGAAGGTGAAGAAGAAAGCACAGATGTATTAGAACAATCCGACACCGTATCCGTAGAAGAGTATTTGAATGAGGCGGAGCAGTCTGATATAGATGATGAGTCTGAGATAGATGATGATGGTGGGCCAGTTTTTTCGCTTGTTGATGAAAGCGAATCATTTTCAGATGGATTGCCTGAGTTCATTATTGGAGAAAGAGCGGGTGGAGGAACGACCACAAGGGCGCTCTTTGACAAACTCAAGAAAACCTTTGGTCCGGGTATTTTTAACATCGTTAATATCGTCCAGTCCCAGAGACAGCTTCCTGTTGAATTAAACCATCACGATAAGGCAGGTGTGCGTGGTGTTGCTTACAACAATCAGGTGTGGCTCGTTGCTGACAACCTTCCTGATGCAAAAATAATTCCTGTTGTGATGCACGAGATTGGGGCGCATGGCTTTCGATCCATCATGGGGGATAGGGCTTACCAGCAATTGCTTTCTGAGGTTCGTAGGCTGGCTGAGACAGATCAAGATGTGAAGGACGCACAGGATCAGGCTCGTCGCGCTTTAGCAAAAACACATCCAGATGCCAATGAGCAACTGGTGGCTGAAGAAACAATGGCCTACTATGTGGAAAACAATACCCCTGCCAATACCTCGATGTGGCAGAAGATATTTCATTTTGTTTTGAATGGGCTGCATAGGTTGAGATTGTTAACCACTTCCAACTTAAAAGGTTGGCAGATTATGGTTATGGTGCGTTCTTCGATGAACGCTCACACTAAGGCAATGAATAGTCCTGATTCTGAAGGGAATGTTTTTATTGCTAACTATTTGGATATGCCTCTCTATCATGCTGATGATGAGTGGCACGTTTATGGGCCTGATGATGATGCGTTGAGGGAAGGTTTGGGAACCGATGGCGGAACGGATTGGGTAAAGAGGGAGATTGGACCTGCTCGTGGTTTCGCTAGATTTTTAAAAATAAGATGGGGAACAAACGAAGAGTTAAAGGGAGGGGAGCGCCTTTCCTTTCCTGCTTGGATGGCTAGGAGAAAAGCTACAGAAGAAAGAGCAAGATTTGTTATAGAGCCGGGGGAGGATGTTCACAGAGCGCTGGTTGATTTAATGATTATTATGAAGCGTTACGAGGAACTTATTCTCAAGCGTGGAGGTAATATTAAAACTTCCCCCTACATGATTCATGGTGAATATAAGTTAAAGGTTAATCAGTTAAGAATTCACTTCAGAGAAGACTTTCTGGTTCCTTTCACTAACTTTCTAGAGAATAAGAAAGTCTCTACTGGACATCTTCATGCATATATGTATGCGTTACACGCCAAAGCAAGAAACACACTGAAGGGTGATGGAAAGAAGTCCGGTATTCCACCGTCAGGAATTTGGTCAACCAAAGCGCAAAGGCTGAAGGCTGGCGATGGTGGTGTTTCTGCTGACGAATTGCTTGATGAGTTGAAAGAAGTTTTAGGTGGAGAAACCTCGCAAGCCTACATTAATCTTCAGGAAGCTGCTAAGAAAGTTTACCAGATGAATGATGAGGGGTTGAAAATAATAAGAGATGGCGGACTAATCACTCAGAATGAAGTCAATAAATGGATGGGTTTTGATTACAGAGATAGTTCAGGAAAACTTATAAAAGGTACTTCTGCAAGAAGAGAGTTCGCTAGGACTTATGTTCCATTGAAGGGTGACAACATAGATGATTCACCAGACTTCTTTGCGGTATTTGAAGACCTTCAAAAAGAAGGTGGACTTTCCGTAAGGGGTCTGGAATCAAGAAAGATTATGGGGAGAGAGTCTCCTGCTGAAAATGTGTGGGCTTATTCAATCTTTCAGGTGATGTCTAGGATTGATCGTGTAGAGAAGAACAGAGTCGATCAGGCATTAGCTAGATTTGTATATGAAAACTCAGAGATGTTGAAAAACCACATGCTTGTTGTTAATGACCGTGATCTTTACCCAAGCAGAAAGTCTGGTGTTAAAGAGGGAACTGATCCAGATACGGGAAAACTTTGGCTTGCTGGTGAATCATTAAAGGGGCTTAATCCTAAACACCTTAGAAGCGAGGGCAAAGATAAGCAGCACGTTATCTCGTTCAAACAAAACGGCGAACAGTGGCACATTATTGTTAGAGACAATAGGTTGGGTAGGGCTTTCAACAGAACCAATGTGATTGAATCTGCTAGTTGGATGAGAGGACTTTCTCTAACCAACAGATATTTTGCAATGCTACATACGTCCTTATCCCCTTCGTTTATCTTAACGAACTTTAGTAGGGATTATCAGACTGCGCTGTTTAATCTTACACATGAGGCCGAAACAAGAGAGGGTTTAAACAAAGAAGATACCAAGGCAATGGCTATGCAGGTCACTAGGAATATCGGCAAAGCATTCAAAGGTCTTAGGCATTATATAAATACTAGAGAGACTGACACGGAGTGGTCTGCTCTGGCGAGAGAGTTTTCTGATGCTGGAGGAAGGATTGAATTCTACGGATTCAGGAATGCGGACCATGTGGAAAAGAGCCTGAATACTTATGTGCAACTGGGTGATGCGAAATCATTAAGAAACTTTTGGAGAAAGGGGTGGAAGGCTGGTAAAGAAAAACTTCTCGATCCTGTTAGCGACCTAAACTCTGCTGTTGAAAACACCATGAGGTTGTCAACCTATCGAACTGTAAAAGAACGGTTGATGAAGAATGGTATGGTTGAGGGGCAAGCTATAAAGCAAGCGGCTGATGTCGCTAGAAATTTAACAGTTAATTTCACAATGAAAGGTGAGAAGACCCCCCTCTTTAATGCTTTGTGGCTTTTCTTTAATGCAGGTACTGCTGGCTCTGCTCGTGCTTTACAATCATTTAACCGCTCAAAGAATGTAAGAAAACTTGCTAGAAATGTTTTTCTTTCAACGGTGCCTATCTCTTTAGCGAATTACCTTTTGGCTGGTGATGATGAAGAGGGAAGAAACAGGTACGCTCAGATTCCAATGAACCAAAGGCACAGGCAGTTGCACATTTATATTCCCGGCGCTGATACCTTTATAAAAATTCCTTTGGCTTATGGTTTTAATATGCCCTTTGTCCTTGGGGATACATTGGTTGCGTTAGGCATGGGGCAAATAAACCCTGCGGAAGCCGCTGTGCATTTATTTACCTCAACTATTGAATCTTTCGCTCCATTGAATCCTGCAAACAGTGATCGCTTTGCAGTGCAGTTACTTAAAACTGCCTCTCCAACTATTGCAGATTCAGTTCTTGATATTGCGGTAAATGAAAATTGGGTTGGAAATCCTGTCTATAAAGAGCCATTCCCCGGATCGGTTTCAGTTCCTCCTGCTTACAGAGCATGGTCAACTACAAGCAAGCCATCTAGGTTTGTTTCTGAAGCCTTGAATGATTTAACTGGTGGTTCAAAATATGAAAAGGGTGTGGTAAGTGTTGATCCTGCTATACTGGATCATTTGTTTAGTTGGGCGACAGGCTCTTTAGGAACCTTCCTCAAGCGGTCTGGTGATTATGGATTAGATATAATCACAAAAGGAAGTGTGTTGCCAAAAGATAACTTTACAGGTGAAATTAATTTTAATAGAATACCTATTGTCAGACGCTTTGTTTTAGACGAGGCTTTAACTAAGAAGTGGGATGTGCGCGATAAGTACGAGGCTTATGAATCAGAAGTGTTAACTGCAAATGCTTTTAGAACTGGAGTGATGAATGACTTTGGATCGTCTAGTAGTGAGTACAGAGAATTCACAAGATCGGATCACTACAGTCTTTATAAGTTGAACAATGCGAGAAAGAGTGTCGATGGTAGAATCACTAAACTTTATAAACAGAGGGCCGCTGTGAGGCGGAATAGACTATTGCGTGCAGATGTCAAGGAAGAGCGTATCAAAAAGATTGAGTTACGCATAAGGGACTTGCGGGTTAAGTTCGTCAAGATGTTTGAAGACAAACTGGACAGGGGGCTTAGGTTTGGAAAGGCGGCATGAAGGGGAAGAAGCTAAAGCTGGTGATCGTGGAGTGGAGAGACATCGTTGGTACATCAGGGTGGGAGAAACCCTCTGAAGTTAACCCCCCAGTATTCTATACGCTAGGTCATCTTCTGGAAAAGAATAAAGACGTTATCAAGGTTGTCCATACTCTGGATGACAAGGGGGATTGGTCTGGAGTGACAGCCTTCCCCTCTGGGTGTGTGATATCCATCACCCGTATTCCCTCATAATCCTTCTCTGGGTAATGGCTCTCACACCATCGTAGTACCCTTCTCCATCTAAATCCTCTAGGATCACAACCCCTCTCCACCACTGATGCTCCGTATCGGCGCACCACGACTCTGAATACTTGGGGTGCGAGTAACACCCTGCTGATAGGCCGAAAATCTTCTGACCGTCCGGTCTGGTGTGTTCAGCGTGGTTATATAGGTGGGAGTGTCCCTGCACAGCAGAGCAATGGAGTTTTGTTATGAGGGTGTGGCCTAGATGAATAGATGATATAGGTCTTCCAGCAACGCCGCTGGTGAAGTAGTGTGAGAAGGTTATTCCTTTGATTGTGATTGCTCTCTTAAATGGAACAACCTCCCAACCAAACTCTTTGAACTGAAGGTCGTTTATCCCTATGGTTCCGTCCAGTTCAGCCTGAGAGTTGACTGCCCTAGTTATCCTGTCCTCGTGGTTTCCAAGACACATAATGAACTTGGGTCTATACAGCTTCTTATTGCTCTTTCTTTTTCGGGCGTTGGAGCGGTTAAATTCGTAGAAGAATTCCCTCTGCGCTTCTGCGGACGCTTCAACGTCCTTCTTATATCTCCTCCCCTCAAACCCCTTGGTTCCTCTATCGTAAGAGGATAAGGACGGTAGATCGGCCCAATCGCCCAGACACACAATACAGTCTGGTTGTTCAGTCATTAGTAATCTGCCTAAAGCCCTGAATCTTTTCTGGTCATAATCTGGATGCGCGTGAGGATCAGGGATGATCATCAAGTTCATTTGATTTCTTCCTTATTTAAATAACGTTGATTCATAGCATACCCCGGACCCCTTCCTAAATCCATAATATTCTCTTCCTTGCAAAGCGTTCCCGTATGCGTCCAACCAATTAATTTGAAGTCTGGGAATCTACCTACCACCAGCATAAAAATATCTACCTCTTCTAGACGGGCATTTAACTTAGAGAGAAGTTTTCCAGTCTTATATTCTGTGGTCTTGACATCAACCTTTTTGTCATTAATTATGAGATCGTATCCGCTGTCTGGTTTTAGTTCCATGTTAGGATAAACATTATATATTTTAGCAGCAGCAAACTCTCCGCCTATGCCTTGCAAGTCCGTATCCCACCCGGATTGGTTGCCTATTTTCTGATCAACCCTTCCCACGGCGCGACTTATTTGTTCTCGCATAAAGGCTAATTGCATACATATCATTTGCTCAGAGCGAGAGAGGCTATATTTTATAGATAAATCTGAGTTAGGGTTTTCAAGGAACCGTTTGTCGTAATTGCTCATAATATCTCACAAGCCCCTGCGGTGCAAGCCAGTTCTTGGCTGCCTATTGTGTTGTCGTCTTCTTCGACAACCTTATCCCAATCAATTACAAAATTTGTTTTCTTTTTCATTTCAGAATATTCTTCTGAACTAATTTCTTCGTATGGAGCGGCCTCGTATATATGTGCATCATCCGCTTTAGGCAGAAAGCTAACGCCGCTGAGAATGTCAAAGTTCTCCCAACACCATGCGCCAACCGCTAACCACTCATCCTCTGCGATATAGATTGTAACGCTTGGCTTATGCTCGCACCAGTGAATCGCAAACTTCTTCCATATCTCAAGGTGTTCAATTGCGCTTACCTTGTCTCTCGTTATTGACTTGGCTGGCACTTTCATTGGGAACTCAAAAACCAGAGCGTCTTTATTGTACGGGTCAGTTATAAAGGGTTGCCCAGATTCAATCAGTGCTGTGTTGAGTGGGTCTTTAATATCCTGCCTTACTCTTCTGATGTATTGCTTTGAGTAAGATGGATGTAACCCTGAGCCAGCAACTCCTACCAATTGACTAACAGTTCCAGAAGGCTTGATACAAGTCACTGCTACTGATTGTTCTATCTTTAATTTTTTAGCCCAAAGCTGATTAGTCTCTACAGCGTGTAACTTCATGTCGTTAAGTTGCGCTGGCGTTGCATTCAGTATAGCTGGACAATCAAACACCCCGGTAAAGCTAACGCCAAGCAACCTCTCTTCTTCTGCGTTGCGTTTCCATATAGGACGCACATACCTGAAGTCTGTCAGGGTGGACTGGTAGGTTCCAAGTATCGTTGCTAATCGAATCTTGCGTAGAACATTATCAATCGTATCTGTTGGCCTAAGCACAACTTCTGATAAATTGCACAAACCGCAACTACGAAGTACCACCTCAGAACAGGGATTGCAGCCAAACTCATGGTCTGTGTCTCTCCTTTCTGGAGCAAGGTCTTTAGCCGCTTGGCGATTAAAGATACCCCTCTCTCCGCTCTTTGATTCGTAGAGAGAAAGCCACTCCCTCATAAAGATACCTATGTCTGGTTTCTCTGTGTAACAGACAGAGTTGTTAGATAAGGCGCGTTGAGGTTCATCAACCCACCACTGCCCCATCTTTGCCCTCTGCATCCGCTCGTCTGTTAAGTTGCTCAGGCTTAACTCAGCGGCGCGACGAACACCACCAACCACTACAGCCTCTCCGTTAAAGCAGAGAAGGTCGTGACACTCTATGCTGGTGAGTCTTCTTCCTGAAGCGTTTTGAAATATCCTAATGTACTGACTGAATAGTCTCTTCAAAGGGTCAGGGCCAGATGCTCTGCCGCCAAAGGTTTTAAGTCTTGCGCCTGATGGTCTAATCCTTGAGTAATCTATTTGAGGAATGCTTCCTTGGTAGAGAAGGCTAATCAATTCTCTTAGTGCGCTTGCCCATCCAATCTTGCTGTCACGCACAACGATTGTGGTGTCTGTGTTTTGAAAGCTGTCAGAAACTTCAGACAACTTGTTAATAAACTGTCTCTCTACGCTAAAGCCCACTCCCGTTCCACATAGCAAGACGTAGAGGTTCTCATCGAATGCTCTGACATGATCTACAGCAATGAACGAGCAATTGTAGCCAGCCATGTGATCTCTGGATAATGCTTGACCACTCGTCATTAAAGCCCTCATGCTAGGCATGATTTCCATATCCAAGATGGCTTGCTTAACTTCATCAGGTAGAGGTTTCTCCCAGAAGTCACAATATCTCTGCACTGTCTCTTCCCAAGTTTCCCTTCTTCCTTCGGAGTCTAGGTAACGTGCGTACCTGCTCTTGTGAATAAACTTTTGATACTCGTTCATTTCTTAAACCGCTCCCTTAAGTTATTATCATTAGCCCATTTTGAAAAATCAGTCAATGATATTTCGTACTTATCCTTGAACCAAGTCTCCCAATTATAATCTTTGTTTGGAACTAACTCCTTCCTTTTGCCCCACAAATACCTAGCCCCATAATAGATGATTTTTAACTTTGTTTCATCTTCCTCCCACGAGTATTTTGAAGGGGATGCGGTCACAGTGGGAGACAGGGAGTTGCAAGGAAGATTAGTGACCACACCCCCTTACTTGTTAAAAAGGTGGATCGTCGCTAGGCGATTTGCTCTTACTGTAGGAATCAGAACTCCCCTTGGGTTTTTGTCCTAACTGCATCTGATTCGCAATGATGTCGGTGGAATACTTTTCGACTCCTTCCTTATCAGTGTACTTGCTGTACTGTATGCGCCCCTCAATATACAGTTCCTGCCCTTTCGTGACGTACTCACCCACAGTTTCAGCAGTCTTTCCAAAGAATGTAACCCTGTGCCAATCGGTTTTCTCTTTGTCTCCAAATCCACTGTTAGTCGCAAGCGTCACGTTGCATATCGTGGTTGAACCACTCTCCTTCATCTTTGGTTCTGAACCAACTCGACCAACCAACATTACTTTATTTACGTTCATAACTTTCTCACATGATGTACCATTTAGGGTCATACTTCTTCATCAACTTCCACAACTCTAGAGCATGTTTGAACATCTCCCAATTCCTTTCGGGGTCTTCATGCACAAACTCTTGAACCTCTCCAGTTTCAACATCAACAAATAAGTTCATCAACTTCCTTCCTGACTTGCCAAGACCAGTATCATAAGCCGCTAACTGTACTCCATGATCCAAGTATACCATGCTCTTGGCTGACTTGCCAGAAGAGAGGTCTTTGGTTTTGAAGTCTACCAAGAACTCATCGCAGTGTAAATCAACTTGTCCACCGAATCCAAAGTGATGAGCAAATGTAGTTTCTGACTTCCAATCTTGTTCACCACAAAGTTCATTTAGTTTTCTCGTAACGCCTTGAATCATGGGGGCGCTTAGTTCAGGTGTGTCTCCGCTGAAAAAATCAGAAAGGGATTGGTGAGCGTTGATGCCTCGATCTGTTAGTTCTTTTTGCTCTATAGAAAACCTAGCCCTTGCTTCTTTCATGTAGTCATCAGTGTGAGCAACCTCGCCCCACACATCATCGCCTGTGAGTATCCCATGCATATGCTTCATCAAATTATCTTCCTTCCACTTGTAAAGCATTGGCTTTGCAATAACATCAGACCACACCGTAGAAACAGAGGGAACCCAATTATGTTTCCTAGCGTCCCTTAATGTGGTGTTTCTCTTAACACGATTCTTTCCCAAAACGTAATGTTTCTGGGTTCCATCTTTATCGTACCAATGTCCCATAACCTTATGTCATCCCTATTTTTTGAAGAACTGCATTGTAAAGACCTTTGTCATTACTTACTTTAGCCCAACTGACGCAATTAAAATCCTTACAAAGCTGTGGTCTTCGATTGTAGATACCACACTCCCACCCTTCTGCATTGCTTCCTTTTAAGTGTGAACACCAGATGCGAACACCATCTCCTATAAACTCAAGACCTCGATTGATTACCCCTTCTTGGTCAACCATAGCTTTTAGACAATCCAACATTCTTTCATCACCGTTGGGCCTTATGTCCATAGAACAACACAGCGCACACTGTTTGCAAACAGCGCTGGTGATGTCCTTTTCTTGCAGAGGCCAATCTTTATCTTTCTTCATATTCTATCTGATACTTCGTTAGTCCACTTACCACTATCCGGGTCAGCCCATGAAGGGATGCTTCCGGTTTTGGGGAAGTAATAGAGGTAGCGTCCAATACCCCACCTACATGCGGCTCTCTTAAAGGCATCGCTAATGCCGCCTTTGTCGCCTTCTATTTTAGTGTCTCCAGCACCATCTTCTTTGGAAATCCACTCATCCCCAAACCTGATGCTGAGGGTGCAAATGATTCGACCCATCACCTCTTTGTAAGAGTCTTGCCAATTTAGAGGGCCAACCACATCATCGAGCCTGTACATTACGTCACGAGCGTCAATGTAATGCAGGGTTCCACCACCATGTCCTTTGCGCGGCTTCACCCTGCTAAGGTCAAAGGGCTTTTTAAATTGCCTGATCGCATACACCACTTCTGGCTTTATTAACGGCAACGCTCTTAACTCAGCAACCGCTGCCTCATCAGCGCTCTGTGCTTCTTGCCAATCAAAGTCATCTGCTGGCCCCAACGCCTCAACCTCACCTCTGCTCCCACTACCCATGTGTCACCTCTGGGACTTCTGCCCCTAGTTCGATGCCAATTTGAATTGTCCTTTCCAACAGTTCGGACATTTCCCCTACCGTCATCCCTGACGTTTCCTTTAACCTCGTTCTGGTTCGCCCTTGAAGGTTCAAGAACTCCTCAGTACCGAAGGTTGATTCCACCATGATCTGTTTGATCTCTTGCTTTGAGTGTCCTGTCGTGTCAGCAATTGTACCACACCATGCGTGGAACATGTCGTTCTGTTCAAGGCTGCGGTTTTTCTTGTAAGGTTTGACTGTCACCTCAAGCAACCTGTCTTCGTCCAGTTCTATAGAGCCGACCCAAGAGAGGCATAGCTTTCTTATCGTATCGTCCCTAAGTATCCAGCGTTTATTCGTCATTTTTTAATACAGTGTGTTAATTAATTCAGTTCGTGATTGCTGACAAATTCTATAGCCTTGATGTAAGTAGAGAAACCAGCGGTCCCTTCCTTGATTGTAAAATCTGCCTCGTGGATTAGGTTAGCTACTTCGTTGCTTACTATTCTCTTAGCGGTTATCACTAAGTCTTCATGCTCATCAAAGTCATCGACCCAGAGGTCAATCATCACGACCATTTTATAAGGTGTTCTGCTATTCCCCGATTTTGGGTCTTGTACAGCCACCTCAGTTGTTCTTCCTTAGTGAAGTCTGACGCATGGCATTTCCTATGACACTCACGGCAGACGGGGATCGTATGGACATCGTGTGGTTTAGTTCCCATACCTGTCTCCATTCGCACATGATGCGCCTCAACACCGTATGTACCGCAACCCCAACATGGCTGTTTCCTCACCCATTGGATGTATTTCACCCCCCTATTATACTGAGGTTGCATCCGATGTCAAGCGGGTGTATACTACTCCCAAGGACAGCTATTAAAGAGTATAAGGATATGCTACTATACAAGCAGAAGAAGGATCATTTGATGACGGTTCTATTTCAGGCCAAGAGTCTGAATACGTCTGAG